ACCGAAACCAAAGCCTAAGCAGCCAGCTACTCCTGTAGATGCTTCTGCTATCCGTCAGCAAGAAAGTGAGCGCTGTCAGGAAATTATGGCAATGGGTAGCCAGTTCGGCATGGAACGAGAAGCAGCGGAAGCTGTTAAATCAAACCATGGTGCTGACCAGTTCCGCCAGTTAGTGCTTAATGCTGTACGTGATAAGAAAGTTAAACCAACCGGCACAGAAATGAGCCTGGGCTTAACTGATAAAGATGTGCGCTCTTACAGCCTGATTAACGCTGTTCGTGCAAGCATTACCGGTAATTGGAAAAACGCTGGTTTTGAGCGTGAAGTATCCGTGGCACTGGCTGATAAAATGGGCAAAGATGCCCGTGGTTTTTACGTCAACTATGAAGTGCTTTCACAGTTGGGCCGTGCAGCTCAATCAACGGGTGCCGGTGTCGGTGGTGAATTGGTTGCCACTGATTTATGGAGCAGCGAATTTATTGATCTGCTTCGCCCTAATTCCATTGCTGCAGGTCTTGGTGTTCGTTTTGCCACTGGCTTAGTGGGTAATGTTGATATTCCCAAAATGACTTCTGGCGCATCATTCTACTGGATTGATGAAGACGAAGATGGCACTGATTCAAATGTGGGCTTAGGTATCATTAAAATGGCACCTAAAACCATTGCTGGAGCCGTGCCTATTACCCGCCGATTAATGCAGCAATCCACTCCAGACATTGATTTGCTGGTACGTGATGAGCTGTTACGTGGCATTGGCTTGGGTATTGATAAAGCGGTATTCCTTGGTACCGGTTTAAATAACCAGCCGCTGGGTATCAAAAACCAGACGGGCGTGCATGCCATTCCTGTTCCTGCAGGTGGTTGGGATTGGAAGACCATTGTGGCGTTTGAAACAGCCGTGGCTGAATCCAATGCACTGGCTGCAAATATGGCTTATGCAATGCGTCCATCTATGCGCGGTACGTTAAAAACTACCGAAAAAGCAGCGGGTACTGCCAAGTATCTTTGGGAAGGTGATCAGGTCAATGGTTACCCTGGTGCAGTATCAACTCAGCTTGAAGCTGATGCTATGTTGCATGGTGACTTTAGCCAGGCATTGGTTGGTATGTGGGGCGCGTTAGATTTGACTGTTGATAAGTCAACTAAAGCGGCCAGCGGTGGCACAGTTCTGCGTGTTTTCCAAGATGCTGATGTGGCTGTACGTCATGGTGCTGCTTTTGCTTACGGCAAAAAAGCGTAACTGTTAACTAACTATTTAGGGCACTTAATTGTGCCCTTTTTTGTATCTGGAGTAATACCGATGAAAGTACAGATTATTTCTGGCGTCATGATTAAAGGCACCGCCGTCTTCCCTAAGACTGGCACGGGTAAAAATGAAGTTGATTCAATTGTTGATATTAGCAAGGCGGAAGCACGTGATCTTATTCATGCGGCTCAAGCTAAGCCGGTACCGGCTAGCACTAAAGTCACTGTTGAAGTCAAAGAACCAGAAGCGGAAGTGGATGCCCTGGACGAATTCTTTGGTGAAGATGATGGTGAGGGCGAAGAGTGATAGGAGACGATGATTTTAACGTCTTCTATAACCCTGATGATTTTGGTACCACGTTAACACTGGTTCACCCATCCGGTGGCCAGCGTCCTCTGGTTGTTTTGTTGGATACGGATGTGGGTGATTCTGGCGTGCGTACTAATGGCCGCTCTAATTCCAAAACCATCCGCTTGAAAACTAAAACGGCAAGAGTCGCAAAAAGTGCCTTGCCTGCAGATTATTCTGAGTACCTGGTGCTTTTAGATGGCCATCGTTGGCGCATTACTGATGATGATGAAATCAGCCCGTCAGAAACCAGAATAGTGTTAACCCCGGAGACAAGCAGCAATGGGCAGTGGCTTCGAGATTAATGTAAGTGACCAAGCTAGCCAAATCGGCCAATTATTGGCAGGTATGGAAAAGCACATGGATGCTGCATCTGACCGAGCATTGAGAAAAACGGCTAAATGGTTAGCCACTCACTCAGTGCGTGAAATTGGTCGGGAATTACAAATTAAGCAGCAACCTGTTAAACGGCGCTTTCAAGTCTACCCGAACAGGCGAGGCAAAGAGGTCAAGCTTTGGGTGGGGCTTTATCCCATTGCTGTGCATCATTTGGGCACACCGAAACAAACCCCTGACGGGGTGAAAGTTGGAAGAAGGCGCTATGGTGGCGCCTTTTTAGCCTCTGCTAATAACAGTCCTGAAACGGTCTGGCGTAGGCGAGGCCGCGAACGCTTACCAATTGATAGGGTTACAGAAGATATTGCGGAGCCAGTGCAAAGTGTATTGGCACGCTGGGAACAGCGAACCACTGCCCGGTTCGCTGAGATTTTTGAGCAGGAGGTACGTTTTGAACTCAGTAAAATTACAGCCTGACCGTCCCAGTCAATTCTATGACCAGATTGAAACGCTCTTAACCCAGTTAATGGGGGATGAGTTAGCGGTAAAAGGCTATGAAGAATATGGCCGAGCCAGCATAGGAAGCCCCACGTTATTAATTGAGTTTGAATTGGGGCGCCCTGGTATCCGTGGTTGTGATGGTCGTTATTGTCATGGTTACCACGTGACCATTCATTGCTTAATGCCTAATTCAATGGGCAGAGCTGCCCTTGTGGCGTTAAATGTTGCCGCTGATATTGAACGGTTTGTTGATGAAAATCGTTGGGGGATAGATTCCCGTCAAATTGATAAGCCTGATTTAGTTAGGACCGAACCCAGTTTATTTCAGCAAGGCGCTAGCGGTTTTGAAGGTTGGGCGGTTAGCTGGACTCAAAACCTGTATTTAGGGCCGTCACTGCTTGAAGCCGAAGAGGTGCGCGGTGGCATTCGTTTAGCGGTTAACCCAGCTAATCAAGATGAGCCTGCAGAATATAAGCCGCTGGAGGTAGCACATGCGCCAAATAATTGAGTTATTGGTGCGTGAAATGCTGAGCCCTTACCTGGAACGTATGGAAGAGCTAAGCACGGAAGTGGAAGATTTACGCCGTAGAACTCAGAGTATGATCCGATTAGGTTACGTCAAAGAAATTGACGAAACAGGTACTTTGATTCGAGTTCAACATGGTGATTTAAAAACTCCGTTTATTCGTTGGTTTTCATGCTCAGCAGGCGAAACGATAGATTACCGTTGCCCATCTATTGGTGAGCAAACCGTGATACTTAATTTTGGTGCTGGTAATAGTGGAGCCCAAACAGTTGCTTTAATTGGCTTGTTTAGTGATAGCTTTCCCGCTCCAAGTAATGACCCTCATGAAATATTAAGGGTGTATCCAGATGGAACCAAAGTTTCTTATCACGCTAAGAACCATTTGCTGAAAGTTGATATTGAAGGCAAAGCTGAAATTAATGTGAAAGAAAGCGCAAAAGTTAAGGCCGGCGGTGTAGTTACTGTTGATGGTGAAAAAATCAATCTGAACGGTGGCGCTCCTTGTGTTACTACTGCCCACGTTTGTCATTTCACTGGTAACCCTCACGGTGATGGTTCCAGCACAGTTACAGCAGGTAAATAATATGCCTATGAATGCAGGAACACTTGAAAGCCTTATTGTTTCAAAGCTGGAGGCCGCTGGTTTTAAGACAAATGGAGAACATGCTTTTGTTAGCGTCATGGCTAAGGCCGTGGCGGAAGCAGTTGTGGAACACGTAACAGCTGATGCACTTGTGGAAGTTACAGGGGGGTCAAGTTCCGGCTCTTACAAGGTGACTTAATGATTGGAATTGATCGCAATACAGGCCGAAGAATAGACGGCTTTGACCAGTTAGTGAGTCGAGTTACCCAGGTAATGACCACCCCGCTGGTAGGTAGGGCTAAACGGCCAAAGTTTGGCAGTAAAGTCCGTGAAAATCATTCTGCAAATATGTCGGATAGCATGCTGGTCCGTATTCAAGCGGCTTCAATAGAAGCTTTTTATAACCCGGCTAACGGGCTGCAGGACTTCGTGCCTAGCAGTTGCATAGCCAAGCGCCACGCCACTGGCCTGAGTTTGTACTTTGAAGGTAAGTGGCAAGGGCGTCCTGTTAAGTTCGAGGTGCCGCTGGATGTTTCCACACCAAAATCCCTTACCTAAATCAGACATTATTACCACACCCTCTTTTGAGGTGTTGCTGGCCAGTGTTAAGTCTGATGTGTTGGCGTACTTGCAAGAGAATGCGCCGGCTGATGTTGATGCCGTTCGTGAGACCTTTGAAAATGAGGCTGAACTGCTAACCAAATTTACAGAAGCGTTTTCTGTCATTCTGCAGAGTCACTTTAGGCAGATGAATGCCCAAGCTCAGCAGATGTTTGGCATGTATGCCACGGATAACGCAATGGTGGACCTGATAGCTAGCCAATTAGGTGTTAAGCGTCAGGTGCTTAATCCAGGTGATCCAAATGCGTTCCCTGTGGTACCGCCATCAATGGAAAGCAATGAATCATTGTTAACCCGTTATTACTTGGCCGCTTATGCGTTGGCCAGTACTGGCACCCGCTCCGGGTATCGTTTTCATGCTATGACGTTAGGCGGTAGGCCTTTGGTCAAAGTGGAAAGCCCAGAGCTTAACAAGGTGGTGGTTACGTATGAATTTACAGAGCATGAACAGGCAGGCCTAACCAAGGATGCACAAGCCAGACGGGTAACGCCTGGCATTGTTGATTGTTTTATCCTGGCACACGCTGGGAACGGCGTGCCTGAGCAGTCCCTGATTGATGCCACGCAAGAGTATTTAGAGCGTGACGATATTGCCCAAGAGACCGACCTGATAACCGTTAAACAGCCATCTATTCAAAACTGGTCATGTGAGGCTCAACTTTACATTAGACCAGGGCCTGATTCTGAGGTGGTTAAGTTAGCCGCTGAGAAAGCTGTGCAAGATTATGCGGCTACTCAGCACCGTCTTGGTGGCAGCATTGAGCCATCCATGCTTTACAGTGTTTTGCTGAAAACAACTGGCGCTCATCGAGGGGACATAATCCAACCAGCTCAGCCGTTGCGCTGTGCCCATAGTGAGGCGCCTTACCTTGAGTCAGTCCAAATTACCGTCAGCACTGAAAACGTATAGTGTACTGCCTGACAACCGGAGCGCTTTGGAAAGGGCGCTGGAGTTGTCCCTAAGTGAGCAGCTTTATGCTGTTCCCCATCCTTATCCCCAGTTGCTGGATGCTTGGCAAACCAATATTGATGTGGTGCCTTATCTGGCCGCTGAGCGTCAGCTGCCCGTTTGGGATACGGCTGACCCTGAGCATGTTAAACGAAATCTAGCAGGTAATGCTTGGCAGGTTCGCCGGCTAAGTGGTACCCGCGCAGGCTTAAATATGGCTTTGGAGTCGTTCGACTTTCTGAGCGAGATTAAGCCCTGGTATAAACAAACACCGCAAGCCCAGCCTTACAGCTTGGAGATTGTTGCCTGGGAAAAAGGCAATAAGCCGGTGAATGTGGCCAACGTGAAAAAGTTGCTGGCCTATATAGAAGACACCCAATCAGAACGGGACCAGATTGAACTGTCCTTGATGTTTGGTGTTGAAACGGGGTTGGGCTTAGCAGGAGCAAGAGCGCCAACCACTAACATAAAAGACACCTGTGGAGAGGCAGGCCTTTGGCCAATGCCTGATGCTAATTTGTCCTTATCCGTTGCTGCAGCAGTGCCGCCAGCGGTAAACATTCAACCCCTAAACCTGCAGGCCGTTGTGCCAGTTATTAAAGGTTATGGTCAGTTGGGTATTACGGCGGTAGCAGCCCATTACAGTTTTACGGTTTCAGCCGTTAGCGCAAAAGCAGTTTTATAAGGTAACTAGAATGAGCGACCAACTGAAATTAGTGATCACCCGTAAGGGCTTGGATGAATGTATCAGCGCCAAGTCCAAAGGGATTAACTTAAATCTTAAATGGGTATCAGCCGGTGACCGTGCTTATACCCCGAACCCAGACCAAACCACCTTGGTGAATGAAATTCAGCGGGTAGAGTTTGGCGAATATAAAGACCTGGGCAGTAATCAGCTGCAGGCCGTTGGCAAATTCAGCGGACCGCAAGAATACCCGGTTAAAGAGCTAGGTTTTTGGCTTGAGACTGGCACCCTGTTGGGTGTTATTTCTGCGCCAAATACCACGCTGAACTATAAGGCGAAAGATGGCCACTGTATTCAGCCTATCACTTTAGACCTGAGCGCTTTGCCCAGTGATACGGTGACGGTGGTTGTGGGTACTGAAAACCTCAATATTCTGATTGATGAGGAATTCACCAAAATGGCCACGGCTCAAGTGGACACCATGCACCGGCAAATTCTGCAAGAGTTCCGATTGCTTGATTTGGAAAAGAAACATAGTTAAGGGGGCTTTATGGATGAGCAGGATTTACCTCTTGTCACGGGTACCACTTTTGACTTTGAACTGACTTGGGAAACCGAGAACGAACAGGGCGAACTTGAGCCGGTTGATATTACTGGCTGCAGCGTTGATTTGCAGGTGCGCGGCATGACTAGCAAAGCGTTGCTTTTGAGCTGCACCAGTGTAGCCGGTGAAGTAACTGTGGCAGACCCAACCACTGGCAAAATGGAATTCCATATTGCACCAGGTAAAACATCCGGCCAAGACGTAACTGCCTGGCAAGATGCGCGTTGGGAGGTCAAAGTGACGTTTCCAAGTGGTGATGCTTACAGTCTAGTGAGAGGGTGGGCTAAGTTAGCAGCTGGAGCAGTGCAATGAACAATTTACACCGCATTGTTATGCGCCACACGGTTAAGCATGTTATTCGCATGGATACCGGTGCCAACCAGGTCACTATTCGTCAATTAAGCCGGCCACGGATTAACGTGGTATCTGTTGGCGTTCAAGGGCCTGTGGGTACCGTTGCTGAGAGCGTGCTGACGATGGCGCAAGAAGCGAAAGAAACCGCGAACCAAGCCAGCCAGAAAGCCGATGAAACAAGCCAAGACCAGCAAAGCATGGTCAGCGGTATGACCCTAACCCTCGACCATTATATTGGCGCTATTGAGGCGCAGGAGTAGCGGATGGCAGAACAACAAACCCCAATTGAAATCATGATCAGCAAGCTGAGCCAGTTGCTGGGCACGATTGACGGAAAACTGCGTAATAAGCTGGATAAATCTGGCGGTACCATTGACCACTTAACAGTAACTAACCGGCTAACGGCTACAGCAGACCATGCTCACGCTTTAAAAGTGGCGCGGCTGTTTAGTCTGATTGGTGATGGTACTGGCCAAGTGTCCTTTGATGGTACTGGTGATGTTGAAATCACGTTGAGCATTGCCGAATTAGCAAACAAAGCTGA